CGGTATCCTCCAAAGATGCATCGGCTTCTTCGGTCTCGCGTTTCCAGTCCTTTTTGCTGGTTTTTTCGAAGGTCACTTTCAGCTTCAAAGTGTCGATGACTTTATCGTTATCACCAAACTGCTCACAAGTCAGCGGCACAGTGACGGTATCTGGGGTGGAAATATTTAGCGTTAAAGCTGTCATGCTATGCTCTCTATATAAAGTAAAGTGAGTAAAAAACTATTCGAAAATAAACATAATTTCGTTGTTGCCGGTGCCGGTAGGCACCACGTCAAACGCAATCTGATGATTTGCAACCTTGTCGTCGTCGCTAAACGAGATGGTCTTGGGCTGCACCTTGGGACAAAATACACCGATCGTATTACCGGCTGTGCTGCCGTGCCGGATTGAAAAAATCCCGGTGCCGTTATTGCGGATTTGCGTATACCAATCCATCGTGGCAATTTTTTGCGCTCTGGCTGTAAAGTTTAGCGTTGTACTGCGATCGACAATATGCACCGCCTCCTCATTGACCGGGTTCTTGTATTTAACGTCATTTCCCAGATCAATCGAACACTCGGTAAAGACCGGATTGCGTAAGGTAAACAACGATAAATCGCTGGTAATCGTGGTGCCGACTGCCACCGGCATTTGCCAGCCGGTAAAATCGGCGGTAGGCAAGGCGACATCGGCGATCGGACCCAACAGGCCAAGGAACTCGAATTGAATGACCGGGATTGCACTCGCTTTTAACGCCGGCTTACAGGTGCCTCGCGCGCCAAGCAATACGTGTCGAGTACCATCAAGATAAAAATATAAGGAACCGGACGTACTGGCGACTAACGCAGAGTTGGAATTCGGCAAATAAATGGCATTGGCATCGACCGAATAACTGCTGGTCACATCCGGAGCAGACGAAAAAACACCGGTGACTGTAGCGACCTTAGTAGTGCCGTTGTAAGCGATAATTCTGCCGACATAACCACTACCCGCGCCCGCTGTGACCCGTAACGTCATGCCGACATAGTAGCCGTCAATCGCCGACGCGGCGGCAGCCAGCTTGATGGTGGTCGTTGATCCGCCTGCCTGTGCCGTACCGGTCACTGGCGCTGCTAGCAACTGTTCGGTGATATTGCACATTTTCAGCAGCGTTGCCATTCTAGGTGCCGTTCCGGCAGTGCCGGAACCGGCCCACTCGCACTCAAAGCTCAACTTTACGTGATTGCTGGTACGAGTGCCGCCTTGGTTGCCCATATAAGGACGGATGTTGTTGCGCTGTACCGATTCCCCTTCTAGCGGAGATATACTGATATTGCCGCACAAGACAGTGCCGCTATTGGTCGGTACGGCATCCACGCCATAGCCGCCGGATTCGATGGCGGCAAAGATGATTTGTTTTCGTAAACTTAAGGTATCCATGGCTATTTCTCAGTAAGATCAACATCGGACACGGATTTTTTTACCGGTTCCGGTTTGGGTTTAATTTTTTCCGCACTCTGTGCTTGTTCGGGCTCCAACGGCTTATGCGTTACAGGATCAACGGCTATGCGTTGTCCATCCTGCAAAATATAAGTGCCGGCCTCGCCGCCAAAGCCGTCATGTTCACCTGCTACGTCGGGTTCAATAGTCTTGGTCACGTACTTACCTCTGTTAAAAGTTATCTGGCACCGAGCAACATGCTCAGCTCAATCTCATAATAAGGATGGCCGATGCCCATGTCGGTCACGGTCCGCCCTTCGCCCAAATAGGTCGCATCCTGACCCAGACCCGAATCCAGGCAATCAAACACGATGCCGGCAGCAATATCGGTTTGTATCACGCCGTCAAAAACACCATCAACCTGACCCGGCTCGTGTAAACCGATCACAATACTGACGCGCTCCTTGCCCATACCGCCGACACTATCGGGACGGTTTGAAATAACCGGCACGTAACAGATCACCGGAAAATCATTGGCATTGACAGGCCGGCGATAACCCACTAAATGTTTAGCCGATTTGCCATATCGATCAGCAAAAAATGCGGTCACCGCCGGATCGGCCATCAGCTTAGTGCGTGCCGCCAGTAAGCCGTTGATACCCATCAGCCTGTCGCTATGATGAAATTCACCGCACAAAACGGATTCAGCAGGGACACTGGATCTGCCGACGTAGCTGTGTTGGCGTTGACAGTCACCGTGCCGGAACCGGCAGGTACCGATACTGGAAACGGTTTCAATGTGGTATTCGCCGTGGCGGTGCTGTAAATATTGACTGGATCGGAGTAACCGCCACCAAAGGCTGAAAGATCCACGGTAACTTGGCCCAAGTTTACCCCTGTTCCAGGCGTATTGGTTGTTCCATTAGTACCGGAAACCGCTGGGATAGCGATATTAACCGAAGCATCCGCGCCGGGCGTAAACGAGGCAGTGTGCGTGTGCGCCGCTAACGGCACCTGTGCCGTAGTCAGCGTCACCGCCTCCGCGCCGCCTGTAGTGCCGAGGGCATGTGCAGCGCCCGCTCCCATCGGCAATCTACCGCGCAAATCGGGTAGAGCGACGTGCGTCGTGCCATTACCGCCGTACATGGTGCCGATCGCAGCGGCCAGTGCCGGGTACGCCGCTATCAGTATTTGCGCGCCGTCGCAGATTAACCAGCCTGCCGGGGCAGAGGCTCCTGCGTACAGGCGCATCTCGCCCGGTATTGCACCTATACCCAAGTTAGACCGCGCCCCGGCGGCTGTTGTGGCTCCCGTGCCGCCTTCCGCTATCTGTATTGCCCTGTCTAAAGAGCTCAATATTGCAATAGCCATTACGCCACCACCGTTACACGTATAGAGTTAAGGGCGGGGGCCGCATCAAACAGCACCGCAATGGTGTTAGTACCGGTATGCCGAATTTCCGCAATGACTTGGCGCTTGTTGCCCCCGACCTCGCGGACATAAACCTGCACATCTTCTGTGCCCAAATTGTGCGTGACCGTAATATTGGTAGCGCTGGCGTCGCCGATAGTTGTTGAGTATCGCTTCGCTCGCCCTGAATAAGTCGACAGTTTCAGCGGCGTCACCATTCGCGCATCATCTGTACCGGCGTCGGTCTCTGCCTGCGTCGCTATTTCAGCGATACCTGATGCGGACTCACTGGCTGGCGGTGATACGACGCCGAAGCTGGTCCAGATGACATTATTAGTACCGATGACGCCGTTGACCTGGGTCTGACGGTATGCAACCCCTGCATCCACGCCCTCATCGATGGTTACCACAGCGGATTCGAGAGACGCGAATGACGCGGCGTCTGGCGCGCGAGTCAACGGGACAGCTGCGCCATTCCAAATATACACCCCATTTTCCGTGAGGTCGGTCTGAGTGCGTAGCAGTACCCTGTCATTAATCGACATTGTAATACCGCTAATAGCGGCACCCGGCGCTGCTGTAGTAATGTTAACCTGAGCCGCGACTCGCGCATTGTCTTTCCAGGCAATGTTCGCGATGGCGGCATTGAGCTGCTCGTATGTAACGGGCTGCCCGTCCGCTATAGCGGCGGCAAGATTGGCTACGCGGTTCCCGCCCCCGAAATCCAGGATGGTATTGACTAGCAGTGACATGTTTGTATCCTCATCAAGTTACGATCGCATAGCCGGCTATCGGTGTATCGAAGTACGCTATGCATTGGTTGGTAGTGATATTCATTACAAGGCCTATCATTTCCGCGCCCCCCGTGGTGTACAGCGACACCGCCGGATAACGGCTGAAATTGTGATTGATCGTCCAGCTGGCCGATGCTGATAGCTGTTGATGCTCGTAAGCCACGGCCTTTAGCGAGGCCAGCCATTGCGCCTCGGTGCCTATAAAGCCGTGTTCAACGGCGACCTGATACGCACTCAGCCCCTCCCTGCCCAGCTCTAACACTGTCAGCACATTACCGCCGCCCACCACTTCAACCGAGGAGGATGGCGGCAGGGTAAATACATGCGTAGTCATTCTGTCACCGACGCTTCAACCAGCAGGGTCATGGTTTGCGTATATCTGACAATGCCCGCCACCGACTCCTTAATATCCCAAGTCAGCGTACCTGTAGGCCATTTTGCCGTGCTCGATGCCATTAACTGATAATTACCCGCCGCTTCGTCGGTGACATTGACGACCAATGTGGCAATCAGTTTGTCCTTATCGCGCACCTGGCTTTTCAGCTCGACGCCGGTCAACGGCCGTGGGGTTCCGTCGTCATTTAAATACTGCCCTGCGAGCAAGAAGGTCGCCCCCCGTTTAAATTTAAGGGAGGCCACTAACCGCGTCCTATTGTTAGGCTGCCGAAGCCACCGGAACCATCCGCACTCGTCAATCCTAGCGACTCGCGGGTGATGCCTTTGGCGATATTCTCGGCAGTGATCCGATATTGCCTGGCTTTATCGATCAGCGGCGAGTGGTCGGTAATCGCCCCTTCAATCGATGCCAGCTGTATCGCCCAGGTTGAGGCTAAGCAAGTCAGCAACGCATTAGGTAATGCCACGCCGACCGGGTTAATGCCCCGAGACCATAATTCGCTGTCCACATAGACATCGGCACTATCCAGGTGTTTGTCGGTGACGGTCACTGTCGGATCCGCACAATCCGCTATTAATGCATATCTAGCCATGTTGTCCTGCCATGACATGAGCCAAGACCGACAGTGCGGCCGCCTGCATATGCTGCGTGCGGTTGTCCCTGTCGGCAAAAAAGAACGGATGCGGTCGGCTGCCGGGATGATTGATTACCCTGGCAAAACCAAACCCGGCACCGCCACCAACAGGGAAACGCAACGCTTGCCGATTTCTAGGGCGAATCACATGCGGCTGAGTGCCATGTTCGACAAATCCCGCATACGCCGCATTGGCATACACTTCCGCACTGCCGTTCCCTCCGGGTCGCCAACCGATCGATTGCGCCAATTGACCGCTACGGCCGGTAAAGCTCCGGCCGGATTGAATGAAGTCCAGCGTATCGTCGACATAACGCTCAGCCATCGCATTAGCGACCAGCTGGGTATTGCGCGGATCGCGCAACGCGGCCAGCACGGAGGGCGCATTGCCCAGATCGAAGGTGATGCTACTCACGGTTACTGTCCCAGCTGGCAAACAGTTGTTTATTGCAGGCATGTAAATCAGCCTGCTTCTCCTCGCTCGTCCCGGTTCCGGCAACCTCCGGCAAAGGTTCTCCCGGCGCTGCTTCCGGTTCCGGCAATGCGCCTGCGGCAATTTGCTCAGCCAGCCAATCGGCCTGGGCCTGAGTAACGGTAGCCGCTGCATTAGCGTCAAATTGAATAATCCCAAGCTCTTCGGCATCAACCGTTTTATCAGGCCAGCCGACAAATAGCAGCGTATCGCCGGAAGGAGGCACCAAAGGTGTTTTTTTAGGGGCAGCCATAATCTTGATTACCCGTTGGTTTTAATGGCCGCAATGCGTATCGCCTTGCGCGCATAAACCCGGTCCCAGTTCGCAGCCGTCGCCAATTCGGCATTGGTCGGCGCTACGCCAGCCACGCTGGCGTCAGTAAACTTAATGCCCCGCGGATGCAAAATAAAACTTTTGCGCGAATGTAAGGTTTCTTGCCCGGTCCCGTTGCCCGCTGACTCATCGCGAACCACCGCAACCGGCACTTTCGGCGAACCCTCGCCGTAAGCGACAGCGCCGCGACCGAATAGATAGCTGGTAAAGGTAATGCGATTAGTGCCGGCAACAGCCGGGCAACTGTCATCGACAATCACCGTATAACCCAGGTAAGTCCCCCAACCGATATTAGCCTGGTCATTAGGGATATAGGCAATCAAGCTCTGGCTTTGTAACTGAGTGTGTAGCACCGAGTGCATGCAGATAGCCGTCAAACCACCGGCGGCATCGCCCGTCGTTTGCTTAGCCTGCAAAATCAACCCGGCCGAAATGCGCTCGCCGGCAACAATCGCCGATGCCGAATCGGACGACACATCGACAATCATGTCGCCGCCGTCATTAGCGGCATTATCGGCCAATACGCCGGACAGTGATTTGATCAGCAGGGTTTGCCCGTCTCTAGCCCAAAAGCCGGCGACGGAATCGCCGATCACTTTAGCCGGATCATCGCCCGCCAATTCCCCGGCAACATCCATGCTCGACCAACTTTTGCTGCGAAACTGCTTGGCACAGACATCGGAGCCCGCATTAATATTGGCGGGCGTAGAATGCGCGGCCGGATCGTCGGAACCGACATCTGATTCACCGCCCAAATCATTCCAATAGGGCAAATTAAAGGTTTTTCCGGCACCTTTTGCTAATGCGGCGATTTGCGGATCGACAACAATAATGCCGGAGCGATACAACGCCGATAGTTGCAGCGACTTTTGCTGCACATACGGGACAAATACTTCGGGGACAATGACGTCTGAGATGCGGGTTGCGGCCATGTTTATTCCTGCGCTATTAAGTTGATACAGACGATTACGCCGCAGCCTGGGCTTTTAGCTTTTCAGCCAGCGCCGGGTCTTGGCTGTAAATGCGCGACTGTTCGGTCAGATTAAAATGTTTTTCAGACCAGGGGTTTTTGCCGCCATTAGCGGTGATGTCGGCCTGGTTGGGCGCACCAGACCCAGTGCTACCCTGGGCTTTAGCCAGGAATGGATTTTCTGTCAGCAACGCTTTGACCGCATCGGCGACCGGTTTACCGCCTACGGTCACATTGCCTTTATCATCAACGACCGCCTTGCCGGCTAACAACGAGCTGACTATGGCCGGGTTAACGGCTTCCGTAGCAGCGGATAGCAAGGCATTAGCGATTTGCGTCTGCTCAAATTTAGACTTGTACCCGGCTGCTTCCGCCGCCTTGGCGTCGGCCAATTCTTGCAGTTTGCCTTGCTGTTTTAACTGCTCGTCGGTGAGTGACTTAAGATCGCTATGACCGGTAGCAGCTTTCAGCTGCTCGGCAAATTCAGCTTTTTGTTTCTCAAGAGCGGCATTGATTTGCGCCTGCACATCAACCGTTTGGGCGACCGGTGTCGCGGGTGTGTTTTTGTTAGCGCCGGCACCCGCATTATCGGGATTGGCGTTTTGATCGGTAGGTTCTGCCATTTTTCGGACTCCGGCTTTGGGTAAATTCAAATGTCCGGTACAGGATAAACGGCAGGCATAAAAAAACCCCGAGGGAACGAGTTCCCACGGGGTCTTGGTTGGATTTCGGGGCCATTAAAACAGCAGGGCTGCATAACGTCAACCCCTACCGCCGGACGGGGCAAGGGGATTATCTAACCGAGCGCATCACCACCGTCTTGTCCGGCCTCAGCACCACCTCCAGCCGCTCGCGGGCGAGCTGGCTTTCAACATCCAGAAACGCTAACAGCCCGGCCAATCGGTCGCGGTTGACCACATGCAAATCGGTCTCCGGGATCAACAGGTCACTGACCGCTTGCTGGCACGCGGCAATCTGATTAAGCCGATCCAGGGCTTCAATGGCAGGGGGCAGTGCGTTCATCGCTCCCCCTCCAACTGAGCCAAGCGTGACAATAAGGCTTTGCGTTCGGCTTGCACCATGTCTTCCAGGACTTCCTCGATCGACCCGCGCGGCAACGCCGCTTGTGATTGAGGCATCGGGTATTTACCGTTGACCAACTGGCTCACCGTCCCCGGAGAAATGCGCAGGATGCGGGCAACATCGGCATTCGACATGCCTTGCGCCTTCAGCGCCAAGGCTTGCGCTTCAATCGCGCGGGTCACCTTAATCTTGCCTTTCTGGTTAATCTCCAGCAGACCGATATAGCGGGCGGTGACTTCGAGCTTTTGCGCTTGCTGCACCGAGACTTCGGACATGATGCACATATTGCTGGCCATCTGTTCCATGAAACCTTCCATGCGATCCAGACGTGTTTCAATGTTGGCGGGCACGGCGGGCTGCTGGCCGGTCACTAAAGCATCATAAGCGCGGATCACTTGCAGGTGAAAAGAGGGGCTAATCCACATCGCATAAGCGTAAACCAGCTCTTTGACAACATAAGTGCCTTGATCGACAAAAAAGCTTCTGACGGTGTTAACCGGCTCTAAGTGCTTGATTTTGTCGGAAGGCGTATTTCCGCCTACCGCGAGCTCGTAGATCAGGTCTTGGATTTGCTGGTTTCCCAGAAAGTATTTCGGGCGGTGTTTTTGATGCTCACCGGCAGCTTTATGCAGGTCATTGAGAAAATAACGGCCTTCCTCGTCCTGACGGATAGCGATATTGGCAATAACAATGGGGTTTTCAGTAGTCATGATGGTTTCCTAGTTAAGTTAAGAAGACCATCGCCTTAGTAGCGTCGGGCGATGGACTGACATGGGTTACTACAACCGCCACTAGGAGCGGCCCGCGCGAACGCGGCCCATGCCAGCCCACCATAAACTGAAAAACGGTAGACATAAAAAAAGCGCATAATCGGGTGCGCTGGCACCTAGTATATTCG